TTGGTGGTGATAGTATATCAACTACTGATGCAAGTCAATTTAATAAGTTTTTTAAAACATAAAAGGTAGAACAATGGAAAAAAGTAAATTACAATCGTTTATAAACAGATATTATTTAGCAGGCAACTGTGAAGCTGTAACTGTTAAAGCAAATGGAGAATCTGTTAATTGTGAATTAATAGATGTAGATCAAACCGTAGTAGGTAAAGTTAAATGGAAAACAGATCCATTTATGCAAGGTGAATTAGGTATTAATCATACTGGTGCATTAACTAAAATGTTATCTGCAGTAGGTGAGAAAATTGATATTGAAGTTAATGATGCTCAAGGCAAAAATTATGCAATGAAAATAAAAGAAGGAAGTACAACAATGACTTTCATGTTAGCTGATACTTCTGTTATACCAGCAGTTCCTGCAATAAATGCAGAACCTGAATATGAGGTTACAATTGATATTGACGAATTATTTGTTAATAAATTTATCAAAGCAAAAAATGCATTACCAGACGCAAACAATTTTGCAGTACAAGTTCAAAATGGTAAAATTAAGTTTATTATTAATTATACAACTATTAATTCTGATAATGTTACATTTGAAATAGATGGTACTGCAAATGATTTGGATGCTATATGCTTTTCAGCTGATAAACTAAAAGAAGTATTAACTGCTAATAAAGGCGATAAAGGTACAATGCACATATCATCAAATGGATTAGCAAGGGTAGACTTTACAGGTACAGATTTTGAATCAAATTATTGGTTAGTTCAATTACAAAATTAAGTATGAAAGTACGAGTTATAAATAAATCAGATAACGATCTTCCTAGCTATGAAACGTTAGGAAGTGCAGGTTGCGATGTTAGATCAACTCATTCAGCAACAATAGGTCCTGGATTAAGTACACTAATTAAAACCGGATTATATGTTGAAATACCATTAGGGTACGAAATACAAGTAAGACCAAGAAGTGGGTTAGCCTATAAAAAACAAATAACAGTATTAAACTCTCCAGGAACTATAGACGCAGATTATAGAGGAGAAATTGGAGTAATTATAATTAATCATGGATTATCAAGAGTTACTTTAGAAAAAGGCGAGCGAATAGGACAATTAGTATTAAATAAAGTTGAACAAATAGAATGGAATCCAGTATTAGCATTAGCTGACACTACGAGAGGTTCCGGAGGATTTGGGAGCACAGGTAAAAAATAAATTATGTTTGGAGTAACAGAAAATACACTTTGGGTAGAATCATTTAGACCCAATACATTAGACGGATATATTGGTAATGAACATATTATCGATAAAGTCAAAATATTCATTGAGAATGGAGATGTTCCGCATTTATTATTTTATGGAGGAGCAGGCACAGGTAAGACTACATTAGCAAAGATTATTGCAAATAACGTAGATGCTGATTTAATGTATATTAATGCATCTGACGAAAACTCAGTAGACGCAGTAAGAGATAAAATAAAAAGATATGCATCTACAGTAGGATTTAAAAGATGGAAAATTGTTATATTAGATGAAGCTGACTATCTTACCCCTAATGCACAAGCAGCATTAAGAAACTTAATGGAGACATATAGTAAGACTACTAGATTTATATTAACATGTAATTATGTTGAAAAGATTATAGATCCAATACAAAGTAGATGTCAAACATTTGGTATTGCGCCTCCGGGTAAAGCAGACGTCGCAAAACGATTAGTTACAGTGTTAGAAGAAAAACAAGTAGAATATGACTTAAAAGATGTAGCTGCTATAATTAATTCTTCATATCCAGATATTCGTAGAGCAATTAATGGAGCACAAAGCCATGTAGTTAAAGGCAAATTAGTATTAGACAAGAATAGTGTTGTACAAGCTAATTATATGACTGAATTACTGAATATCTTAAAAAATATTAAAGATAAAAAAGAATCTTTTAAACAACTAAGACAAATTATTGCAGATAGCAAAGTTAGAGACTTTACACCGTTATATACATTCTTATATGATAACTTAGATGAATTTGCTGTTGGTAATATAGCATCATGTATATTAATTATAGCAGAATCACAATATACTGACACTAGCGTTGTAGATAAAGAAATTAATATCATGGCAATGTTTGTAAAATTAATGAATGAATTATAAAGGAATAATATGAATCTAAATCAACCAAATATTAGTCCAAAAGACTTAAAACCAATGGTATGCACAGAATGTGGTGGAATATATTTTAGACAAGTAATGCGTATTAATAAAGTATCTAGGTTCTTAACCGGTAAGGATAAAGACACAGTATACCCAGTATCAGTATTTAGGTGTGATGATTGTGGTCATGTTCCAGCTGAATTTCAATCAGAGGTAAACTAATGGGAACTCCGTATATAAAAGGCCCTGTTGTTTTAGTGTTTAAAACTTCTAATAGAAAAAATGCTAAAACTAAAATGAAAGTATTCAAAAATAAAAATGTTGACGTTGTTAATGAAAAGAAAATGCCAGGAGTACCTGATAATGCAGTAGTATTAGAATTAGCCGTTGGTGAATCATTTATTGACACATATAAATACAAATATAAATTATGACAAAAAAATCTGCAACTATCTTCGACTTTATGAACGGAATGACACATGAAAAGAAAGAATGGTCTAAATATACAGATATAGATCAAAAGAAATTCGCTCCTTTTATTGTTAATAGATGGTTATCAATGAGAATGGAACTAATTGAAGTAATTAATCAGTTACAGAAATATACAATTGGGTTATTATCACCTAGAGATACTTATCGTCTCTATCACGGCCTACTACCTGCCCAGAGAACCTTTGCTAAGTACATTAAAGGAAAAAAGGAAGATAAGTATAATACTGATTTAGTTTCACAAATTGCAGACCACTATCTAGTAAGTAAAACAGAAGCCATTGATTATGTTGAATTAATGCCTAAAGATAGTTGCAGTTCTTTGTTATCTATGTATGGATACAATCAAAAAGAAATTAAAACAATGTTGAAAGGTAAAAAATGATATTTGAATCAACAAATACAGAATCAATAAATACTCAATATCATTATATTGGAAAATCAAGTTTATACAAATTTGCAGAAGAATGGGATCTAAACTCATATGAATTTGACATAGTTAAGCGTATAGTTAGATGCCGTAAAAAAGGATCTTTTGAAGAAGATCTAAAAAAGTCAAAAGATTTAATTGATATCTATCTTACCGAACATTTGGATTCATCCAAATAATTTCTTATAATATAATAAAAAAATATTATGGCAAATAACGTATATACTAATGTAAGTATAGAAGCATCTAAAAAGGTTCTAAAAAATTTCGTAGACAAAGTATTTACCCCAAATGTAGAAGAAGCTAATTGGCAACAAAAAAGTGGTATAATAGCTGAAAATCTATATAAATTAATTTATGATAATTATCCTGACGAATATTCAAGAGAATGGAATACAGAAAATTTAGGAGCTAAATGGTGTTTTGTACATGATTGGCAAATAGACGATGATATTATTGATTTGACATTTGATTCAGCATGGTATCCACCAGAAGAGTTATTTCATGAATTAGCAGATTGGTTTACAAAGCGTGGCGAATTTGAAATGGAAGCTAGAAGTGAAGATGAAGCATATCAAAATGTATCAGGTGGATATGCAAATCAAAACGGATCTGAATTTCTTGTAGAAGACGAGGATATACCACCATATCCAGATGATGAAGATTTTGACTCTCAAGAAGATCATGATGAAGCAATTGAAGAATTTTATGATAAGATTGCCGATATGAAAGACGAGCTACTTAATGAGTGTAAAGAAAACTTAGCATTATATCCATAATATGAAAAACGGTTACATAAATCCCATATATAAATTATCATTAAATGATGTATCAAAAGTTCCTGCTAAGATATCTTATTCTCAATGGTCAATGTTTTCAAAATGTCCTAAACAATGGAAATTATCGTATATTGATAAATTAGCTCCATTTACTCATAATATTGCAACGTGTTTTGGTACAGCTTTTCATGAAACATTACAAGAATACTTAACAGTAATGTATACAAAATCTGTTAAGGTTGCTGATCAAATAGATCTGCGTGATATGTTATTAGAATGTTTGAAACAAGAATACCAAAAAGGAGTTAAGGCAAATAATGGTGAACATTTTTCTAATCCAGCTGAATTAGCAGAACATTTGGAAGATGGTGTACAAATTCTAGAATGGTTCAAAAAAAGAAGAGCTCAATATTTTTCTACTAAAAATATGGAACTAGTTGGTATAGAAGTAGAATTAGGTATTCCAGCATCATCAGTTAATAAAAATGTTTATTGGTATGGATTTATAGATATAGTAGTTA